ACTGGTGCAACAGGTCCATCTGGATCAACAGGTGTTACGGGACCACAAGGCGCTGGCGTAGTAATTCTTGGAACTTATGCAACATTATTAGATTTACAAACTGCACATCCAACTGGATCATCAGGAGACGGATATACAGTTAGCGGAAACTTGTATGTATGGTCTACAAACACTTCTGCTTGGATAAATGTAGGACCGCTACAAGGACCTACTGGACCATCTGGATCAACAGGGCCAACTGGAGTAACTGGACCTACTGGCGCAATAGGGGCAACAGGAGATATTGGCCCAATAGGTGTAACTGGGCCCACAGGTGTAACTGGGCCTACAGGAGTAACTGGACCAACTGGACCAACAGGTGTAACTGGACCTACTGGCGTAACAGGGCCAACAGGATCAACTGGAGTAACTGGAGTAAGTGGCGGAATAACATTAACAGTAACTAATTCTGGAGCAAGCTCATACACAATTAATGGATCTGCTAATCCAACCCTATCTTTTATTCGTGGACATAGATATGTAATTAATGTATCTGCTGTAGGACATCCGTTCTGGATTCAAACAGTTTCAGGTGCATATAGCGCAGGAAATGTTTATAGCACTGGAGTAACAAATGGTGGAACAGATAACGGAACAATTATATTTGAAGTGCCATTTAATGCTCCGCAACTTTACTACGTATGCCAATATCATTCTTCAATGGCTGGAAGTATTTCTGTTTCCGATCTTGGGCCATCAGGTGCAGTTGGAGTAACTGGAGCAACTGGCGTAACTGGTTCTGCTGGAGTAACTGGTGCTACAGGCCCTACTGGAGTAACTGGGCCTACAGGTCCTACTGGAGTAACTGGACCATCAGGAGCAACTGGAGCAACTGGAGCAACAAATTCAAATGCTTATACAAATGGAATGACAACATCTGCAAATAAAATTTTTTATAATACAACTGGAACAAATCCAACCGCAACTGCGGCAGGCGACCTTTATATTTACTATTAGGAGCCAATATGACTATAAAAATATATGATGGCTCTACATGGAATGCTCAAAAAAGTTTAAGATTTTATAATGGGTCTGTATGGTCCAATGCTAAAAAAGGCTGGATATACAATGGATCTTTATGGTCTCAATTCTATCCAGATTATCCATTAAATACAGCATCTCCAACAGTTTCTGGATCAACTACACAAGGACAAACATTAACTTCTACAACTGGAACATGGAATACCAACGACGCATTTTTAGGAACATATACATATCAATGGACAAGAGCTGGCTCAAATATTTCTGGAGCAACATCATCAACATATGCAACAGTAGTTGCAGATGTTGGAAATGCAATTGCTTGTAAGGTTACTTCAACAAATGACAGAGGGGCAACTACCGTTACAAGTAGTAATTCTATTACTGTTGTCAGTGCTATTCCAGGCCCACCTTCTGGACTATCCTTGTCTGATACAACAGACACACCTCCAACCCCAGGATCAATGTCTGTATCAAGCGTAACGCAAACATCACTTAATTTCTCATTTGGAGCCGCAAGTGGAACATTTACTGCCTATGAAGTTTTGACATCTAATAACTTACATGTTGTTTCATCTTTAAATCAAACTGAAAGAACTGGATCTATTACTGGCGGATCTGCTGGAGAGTCATACTTTGTTTCAGCATTTACAACAAATACAAATTGTAAATTAACAGCATCATGGTCAGCTGGAACAAATGCAACATCATATGACGTTTATGTTGGTGGATCCTATGTTGGAAATACAACTAGCACAAGTTATACTCATACCGCAGGCAGTATAGGATCTAAATCAGTTAATATTCGTTCTAGAAATGCTTCAGGTGCAGAAACAACAGGTGTGTCTGGAAGCATAACTTTAAGCAAAAAATATTCATCTGGAGGAACCGCTGCTAGTGGTAATTTTTTAAGTAATTATACAGTTAGTTGGAATGCAAATGGAGGAACAGTTTCTCCAACATCTAGCACAGTGTCTCCAGGGTCTTCTGTTACTGCTCCAACTCCAACAAGAAGCGGGTATTCATTTAGTGGTTGGTATAACGCTTCTTCTGGTGGGTCTCTTATAGTAAATGCAGGTAATTCATATACCCCCTCATCAAGTGTTACCCTTTTTGCACAATGGACATTGACTCCAATTACTCCAAGTATCGGCAGCTTATCTATTACCACTTCTGATACTGCACAAACTTTAATTACTGTTAATTGGAGCTCTACAAATCAAAATACATGGTCACTAACAGTAAGCCCATCTACAGGTGGTTCATCTGGAGGATCTTCATTTTCTGGAACAAGCCAAACAAGTAAATATATTGGAGTAGGAACCGTTGGAACTACCTATACAATTCAGCTAACTGTTACATCTACAACAGGACATACCGCATCTAGTTCAGTGAATCATACTCCGCCATCAGCAGGCACAGCGCCTTCAACACCATCTGGTCTGACAAATACATATTCTACTGGTCCAAGTTGGACAGGCTCTTGGTCTGCATCTAGCGGAACCGCAACAATAACATATTATTGGACACTTTATCAGTCAGCAAGCAGCGGTGGAACTATAACGGCACAAACAAGTGGAAATACAACTGGAACATCGTTTTCACAATCAATGAATAGTGCAAATGGTTTATGGGCATACTTTACTGTATATGCTCAAAACTCAGCTGGAACTTCTGGAACAGCAAATTCTGGATGGGCATAATATGATAGATAAAGATATTAAAATTTTTATAATAAACAATATGTTATCAAATATAGATATTCATATAAACTCAATAGAATCTGACAAAGAAGACTGGCCAGAAGAAAAGCCATCAAAGCAGTCAGTATTAGATGAACTGTATAATAAAAAAACGGCGTTACAATTAGAATTAGCTAGCGTTCAATCTAGCTAAAAATATAGGAGGAAAAAATGACAACAAGTTACACATTGCTATCTGATGATGAGAAGGCTCAAATCGAGATTGCAGCAAAGAGAAATCTAGAGTATCAGATGTATGCTCTTGAGGTTGAAGTTATTGCAGAAAATGCAAAGACTTCACCAGATGCAGGACGTTTAACTGCACTAGCAGATGACATTGCAGACAAGCAAGCACAAATCGCAGCAATTTAATTGAAGATAAATGTCATATAAATCTGTCGTTTTGTCAGATTATCCGTTAGCATATTATCCACTAGATGATATGACAACGGTTGATTCGTTGTTGGATTTTAATGACATACTTTCTCAGTTTGACACATACCAAGAGTTATTAGATGGCTTTAGCTCATATTCAAATATCTATGGAGATGTGGCATATGATCATTCTGGCTGTGAAAATGATAGCGTGTATATCGGAGACCCAGAGCCCAACCTGCTTCCAGTAGTAGTTGGAAATAGTAGATCTACAAAAATATCAAGCACTAACTCTATTCAATACACAATAAATAGAAACTATATTGCAAAACAAACAAATAGCCAATTTGGAACGACTTACTCTTCAGATAATGATTTTACTTTAGAAGGATGGTTCTATCCACAAATATCTACAAATAACTTAACTGCATTAATTGGAGATAGTTCAAATGATGTTGGTTTATTCTATCAAAAAGGTAATATTATATTTAAGGCGGACTCAGAAACACTTGAGTATACACTTCCATATACTAATAAGGCCTTTCACATTGCCGCCACATATACACAGTCAAAGATATCAATATACATAGATGGTGTCCTTGAAGTAGATAAAGATCTATCTGGGTTTAAATTTACTAATACCTCAATGCAATTAGCAACAGGACCAACTCAAAATGCTTCAGATTATTTTTTAGTAAACAGCGTTGGTATATATAGATATGCCTTATCCTCAAATCAGATAGCCTATCACTATCAATCTGGCAAGGGTCTTTCTGCGCTTGAAATAGCGGCACCAGAAAATGGTGAAGTATTTCAGATATTTGATGATAACGTTTCTTCTGTATTTAGATATTCATATCCAGCAGACAAACCATGGAGCAACTTTATGACTACTGGATTGTATTACAATCAGATAAATAATTATATTGAAATACAAAAATCAACTGGATCTCAATCCGTTGTCTTGCAAGACTATATTATAATTCCATCGCTTACTGCAGATTCTTCAAAAATTGAGTGGGAAGGCAATAACGGAGTTTCTGTAGAAACAAGTGTTGACGGAACAACATATGTATCGTGTGTAAATGGTCAGGCAATTCCTCAGTATAAACTTGGCTCATTTAGCACAACAAATAAATTATATATAAAGATAACATTATCAACAACAGATGCATCTAGATATCTTCCTAAGCTAAAGTATTTTATGATTTCATTCTATAATGATCAAAGAATATATTCATCTAATGGCCCAGCAAATATTACAACTATGGATGGCGTAACTGGGGTATCTGACGCAAACATATCATTTGGAATGAATAAGAGCGACATCCTATTAAGAGACTATAGAAATGGTGTCAGAACAGTTACAGATTCAAGCTTCTATTTAAATACAGAGACATTGGTTAAAACACTAGAGTTTTTCTACACCCCCTCTGCTCTAACCACAAGTTCTCTGGTTTCTTCTACAAGTAATGGCGGGGCGGCATCAAATTTCTCTTGGAATAATCTAGGGGCTATTAGCAAAACCAATATATCTGCAATATATGTAAATAGCGTAAACAAGACATCTGAAACTAATATATCTAATGTGTTTAAAGATGATCAATTACACCATGTGGTAATTGTGTATTCTCAGGCAATAAGCGGGGAAATAGAATTTAATCATAATCTAAGCGGAAGCGTATCTGCCCTATATCAGTATATTGCCTTATATCAAGATGCATTTAATTCCACCCAGGCCCTCAATCACTATAGCCTATGGATGAATAGAGATGTAAAAACTATATCTGACAACTCAACTTACTCCATGTCTATTGCAGAAGATGAAGCCGAATACTTTGATAATGTCTGGCTGTTAGTTCAAAATAGCTAATTTTGTCACAGGCGCTGACAAAACCTAGACTTTGACTTAAAAGAATGGTAAAATAAGAATCTATGGATATCAATAGAACTAATGTAAAGATGCTTGAAGAAGAGTCAACCCTTGGTATATATGTGTGGGAAATGCCAGACGGAAGATGGATTGGCGATGATGACGGAAATTTCTTGTCAGTAACATCCAAAAAGGGAAACCGCTCAAGAATGAATGCCTTGGCAGATGCCGTTAGATCTTATGGAATTCATGAGGGGCAACCAAAGTTTTTATCAGCCCGTAGAAAAATAGACGATGAAGAATTTGAATATCAGAAACAAAGATTAGACTGGGGCCTAGTGCCAGATCCTTTAGATATTGGAAACTATAAGGATGAAATTAAAAAGCTTAAGGGGATGCGATGAGACACGAAGACGATAGAGAGAATATAGATTCAGGTATTGTTCTTAAGAATGCTGGAGATTTGTTTTTTAAGTCAGCCCCAATAACACAAGATAACGATTCCTTTAATATTGAAAATGAAGAGTTGTTAAAGATAAGTGGATTAGGAACATCAATCCGCCGTAAAATAAGCAGAGATCTTCAAAAGAGATTTGTTGGTATTGATGGAACTGGAACTCAACAGAACCTTCTACAGCAGGCGATTACTGGCTATGCAATGTTCGACCTTGTTCAGCCAGAATATAATTTAGATTATCTATCACGCATTTATGAGATTTCCCCATATAACTATGCAGCAATCAATGCTAAGGTTTCTAACATTGTTGGTCTAGGCTATGACTTTGTTGAAACCAGAAAAACAATTGAAGCAATGGATGGAATTGATAATGAGGTTCAGCTAGAAAGAGCCCGTAGAAAGTTAAATAGATTGCGTCAAGACCTACATGATTGGTTAGAAGATTGCAATGAGGAAGAGACATTTAAAGAAACACTTATTAAGTTTTATACAGACGTAGAGGCAACAGGAAACGGCTACCTTGAAATTGGTAGAACGTCAGCTGGAAAGATTGGATACGTTGGACATATACCCTCAAAAACAATGCGTATTCGTAGACTACGTGATGGCTTTATTCAATTACTTTATGGAAAGGCTGTATTCTTCCGTAACTTCGGAGATCAAGAAACACCTAATCCAATTTCAGGCGGAGAAGATCGTCCAAACGAAATTATTCATTACAAGAAGTATACTCCGATGAATAACTATTATGGAATCCCAGATATTATTGCGGCACAAAATGCTATGGCTGGAAATGAATTTGCTGGAAAGTATAACCTTGATTATTTTGAGAACAAGGCTGTTCCAAGATATGTAATTACAGTCAAGGGTGCTAAACTATCTCCAGAATCAGAAAGAAAATTACTTGAGTTTTTCCAGGTTGGATTAAAGGGCAAGAACCATAGATCTCTTTATGTTCCACTTCCTGCAGATAGCCCAGACTCAAAGGTTGAATTTAAGATGGATCCAATTGAGGCTGGAGTCCAAGACTCATCATTTAATACATATCGTAAAATGAATAGAGATGAAATCCTATTGGCTCATAGAGTCCCAATTAATAAAATTGGCGTTCCAGAAGGAGTTAGTCTTGCATCTGCCCGTGATGCTGATAAAACATTTAGAGAGCAGGTTTGCGGACCAGCCCAAGATATTCTTCAAAAGAAATTAAATAAAATAATCGGTGAAATGACCGATGCGCTAGAAATTAAATTTACTCAGCTTACTCTTACAGATGAGGATACTCAATCTAAGATTGATGAGAGATATTTAAGAATGCAAGTAATTACCCCTAATGAAGTTAGAATTAGAAAGGGTATGGTTCCAATTGATGGCGGAGACGAAGTTGTTGAATTAAAGCCACAACAGGCTGCAGAGCAAACTGCTCAGGCAATGAATTCTCGTCAAAGAACTCAGGAGAGATCTGCTAATGCCCCAGATACAGATGGGGAAGCCCGTCAGCCAAAAGGGGACGGAAGAGTAACTGAATAAATTATTAGGCAACTAGTTATTTGCCTTTTGATATATACACGTATAAAATTAAGCATATGAATATTGAAAAATCTCTATGGTCTGCCGATGGCGAAAACATCTCGCTTTCAGTCCCATTCACAAAAGTTAATCGTGAAAAAAGAACTGTATCTGGTTTTGCAACCCTAGATAATATTGATCAAACTGGAGACGTTGTTACTTCAGAAGCAAGCATGAAAGCATTTGAAGGCTTTCGTGGAAATATTCGTGAGATGCACACTCCGCTTGCAGTTGGCAAGCTAGTTTCATTTAAGCCAGAAACATATTATGATTCAAAGACTGGTGAATTCTATAACGGAATTTATGTAGATGTTTATGTATCAAAGGGCGCACAAGATACGTGGGAGAAATGTTTAGACGGAACTCTACAGGGATTTTCAATCGGCGGGAAGATTAAAGACTCAGACAATGAAGTTAATAAGTCAACAGGAAAGCCTGTAAGATTTATTAAAGAGTATGACCTTGTAGAACTTTCAATTGTTGATTCCCCAGCAAATGAACTATGTAATGTTATTTCTATTCAGAAGATGAATGGACAATTAATTTTTAAGGGAATGGCTGCAGAAATTGTAGCAGAAAATATTTTTTATTGTGAAGATAGTGATTCTGTGTTTATGTCAACAGAGAAGACATTTGATTCACCAATTACTGGAAAGCCAGCAACTTTAATCGGTTGGGTAGAAAGCGCAGATGTAAACAAAGCGCAAGAAGTAGATAAGATTCTTGATTCATTTAAGAAGTCAAGATTGTCGTTGCCTGATACACAAATAATTGCAAAACAGGCAAACGCAGAAGGAGGTAATGAAGTGTCAGAAAACACAGAAGCAACAGTAGTCGAAGAGACTCCTGTCGTAGAAGAAACACCTGTTGTTGAAGAAACAGCAGCTCCTGCAGAAGATGCAGCACCAGCAGAAGACGCTTCTGCCGAAACTGTTGAAAAAGCAGCCGACGTATCAGAAGTTATGGTTGATGAACCTGATTTTGCAAAGATGCTAGGCGATCTAAAAGGCTTTTTCTCAGAAACTCTTAATAAGGCATCAGAGTCAAATGCTATTCAAGTTTCAGCAATCAAAGAGACTGTTGAAACATTTAGCAAGAACGTTGATACCCGTATTACAGAATTGGCAGAACAACATGCAGCACTTTCAAAGGCTGTAGAAAATATCAAGAACACAATTGATGGCGTAGAAAAGCGTGTTGACGCAGTAGAATCAGATACTGCAATTAAGAAGTCCTCTGACCTTGGCGGGTCGCAGGAAGTTACAATCAAAAAATCTAAATGGAACGGCACTTTCCTCGGTTCCGTATCAGAATTAATTCGATAGAAAACAAAGGTAGGTGAAAATATAATGAGCAACGAATTGTTAGCAAAATCAGTAGCCGCTGATACCACAATTACAACATCAATGTCAGGTTCTGCATCCGCAACAACTGGCATCCATGTTGGATCTGAAGGTGACGGTGGTTTACTAAACCCAGAACAGTCTGCCCGCTTCTTAGATTATATGTTCGATGCAACCGTAATTGGAAAAGTCGCACGCACAGTCCGTATGAAGTCAGACACAACAGAGATTGATCGTATTGGAGTCGGAGA